ATCAGCTTTTTCTTCTCCTCCTAGAGGTACAAAGCCTCCATCCTCTCTATAATCTTTTTCCATACCACCAAGGTCCATGAGTCCTCCTTCTTGAGCGCCGATCCTTCCGCCTTGAGCCGCACGAAGATCTTCGGGTACTCGGTAGCTATCTTCATCATCTAAGTTTGCATAAAATCTATCCCATTTTGCTTTTTCTGCATCCCATTTTGCCGTACCTTCATCTATAGTATCGCCTGGCATTTTATCTGCCCCATATCCTGCAGCTATTGATGCTGGAAGAATCCATTTTGACCAGTCTAATCCTGCTGCTTTTTTAGCTCCTTCTCCTAACTTTCCTAAATTTCCTATAGTTGAGTCAAAACCTGGCGCTAAATTAAATCCTCTTTCTGCACTACTTAAGTTAAGTGCGGGTGTAGCTTTTTGAAACATACCCCATCTTCCAGGTCGAGCTAGATTTCCAATTCCTTGTGAACCTGTTGGGTCTAATAATTTTGCTCCGAATTTTTTCCAAGGGGTTGCTCCTGCTCCACTTCCCCATCCTGTTCCACCAAACGCTTGTGTACCACCCAGGTAAGTTCCTGCGGCATACATTAATGCTAATTTTCCTAGCTTGCTTCCAGCAAGTTTCTTAACTTTTTTAAAAGCTTTCTTAAAAAAACTTCCTAAACCATATTTTCTTCTTCCTGTGTAGGTATCCATGATACCACCGAAAGCTGCGGATGCTCTAGGTCCTCCACCAAACTCTTGACCAGGAAACTCTTCTGCCATCATTGGTGATTGAGGTTCTTGTGCCTGAGAGCTTGCTATTATTTCTTTTATCTTTTCTATAGCTTCTTGAGGAGATAATCCTTGAGCTATGAACGCGTCATATAATTCTTTAATTACTTCTTTGGATTCCATCATTGCACCTTCCATCTCGGCGCCTTCCATCTCTGCACCAACCATATTTCCTTCTTGATATCCTGCTCTTCCACCTTCTGCTAAAATATATTCATCAGGCACTTTATAATGTCCACTTCCTAAACCTGAATCTACAACAGTTGTAGTTGTATCATCTACGGTTGAACCTCCACCTTGTGCCGCTAACCATGCTGCGTAACTAGGGTATCCTAGTCTTTGCCAGTCTTCTTGAGGACCCTCTCCACCTGTATCATGTTGTGGTGGACCTTTGGGTCCATAAAATGCCTCTTCAAATTCTTTTTGAGTTATTTTATCCTGACCTAAAACTCCTGACATATGTTGTACTCTTGCTATATCTTCATCAGACAAAGTTCCTGTATATCTTGCCTTCATTTCTAGAGGAGATAAACCTGCAAATTCTGTATAATAATTATCATCTTCTTCTTTAGGTCCTTTCATTAACTCAAAAAGAACTGGACCCATTTTTTTTCCACCCATATAATAATCTAAATTTTTTTTGAGACCATATGTTCTCATATTCTGAGGAATATTTTTAATTCCCTGTATTATTCCATCACCTCTGGGTGGAGTAGGTTGAGTTGGTATGTGAGTTCGGGCTGTAGTTATTCCTGGTGGTGCTCCAACATTTTGTCTATGTCCTTGACCTGGCTCATAACTAGCATGTGTCCCAGGAGACATAGATTTACCTGCTCTTGCATCATCCCATCTTGACATTATTTCTTCTTCCCCTTTTTCTTAGATTTCTTTTTACCTACGGGTTTACTTCCATAGGCCTTGGTCCATTCACGAGCAATCTTTGGCTCGTTGGCCCATAAGTATTTTCGTTGGTTCTCTGATTTAAATGGCATAATTTAAACTATATTATTTGATAATTAAGTAAAGGCAGGGATTTCACCTGAGTGTATACCTTTACACAAAAATCTATTGTTTTACAAGGTCAGACTTTGATAATAGTTCTGGCATTTTTTTAATATCTATCAAGACGTCCCTTCTTATATCCTCCTTTTTAGTTGTAGTATTGGGATCTTTTACATCAGCAGCAGCTTCAGCGTCTGATCCATACTCTTTACCTGTTACCTTGTTAGTAACCGTAATGACTGCTTCACTTTGCATTTCTTCAACTTTTTTACCATTTGCGTCCTTAACGGTAACAAATCCTTTTTCTTTAAACGACATTAGCTCCTACTAATTTCCAGCACACTGGCTGTCATTTCAATTTTATTGCCTGTTGGTGTCTGCATTTTTAAAATATCCCCTGCCTCTAGAACAATAACATTATTAAAAGTTAGAATATCTACACTCTCACTAGCTGCACAGGTGCTCGTATCATATTTAAAATCGGTTGTTGAAGAGTAATCATATACAGTGGTTGTCACAACTAATGAACTTCCATGAATGTTATAGATTCTAATGGTTTTAATAACAGCTGTTGTGGCATCAGGACAGGTATACATTGGATCATCTGATCCCGATGAAGTGATAACTGCTTGCACATTTTTATATACATTTGCCATTAAGCGAGAAACCAGTTCAATCTTTCCTGATCTTCCTTTTGTTGTTGTAAAAACGTTGAGTTCAATTGTTCTACAATTCCACTCAACGCTCTTGAAATTTGTTTCTGGTTAGAAAAATCATATTCTTCTTTGGGTTCAGGTATTTTAATTAGTATCTTAGCCATTATCTCATCCCGTCTGGTTTAAGATCCAGCCTCATAGTTCCAAATCTCCATGTTTCATCGACCGCGCTGTTTGCAATCTTAACACTAGCAAATCTTCCTCTCGCTCTAGTATTAAACTGAGTGGAAGAAGACGTCACAGTGAAAGGACTATAAACACTTGTGGTTGCAGTGCTTGAGGGAAAACGTTTAAGATTTAAAGTCACCGTTGCATTCCCTGTTAAAGTTTTAAAGTCAGGTAAGAATCTACTAATAGATAAATAATGTTGGCCTGCTCCTCCTACTTCTAAATCAAAATCATAAGATTCTAAAGTGCCTGCTATAGCAGTACTTGATCCATCTGGATTAATTTGATTGTTACCAACTTCCTGTTCATAATAAACTGTTTGACCTAAACCTGTTTCACCAATCACACTAGGAAAAGTTCCTGTGGCTGATGAATCAAATTTAGTTGAATGAGGATTAGGATAAATAGCAGCAGGCATCCATGAAGTTCTTGCTTCGGTACCTGGATACCACACTCCTCCTGGTACTTTATTTTGTGCACTTCCTGCAGATTCTCCAAAGTTATAGACAGCATAACGATCATTATAGCTTGCTCCTTCAGTTGGATAATACCAAACTACTTCGGTAAATAAATTATTAATAGCTGCACAGATCTGTTGACCTTTAGTGGTGTCAAGATCATCATAAACATAATCTTCAATCGTACAACTTAAAGATTTAACCGTACCATCAAAGAGGAAGAATCCTTTGGTACTCATCCAGTACGCCACACCATCAATTTCTACAACAGCATTTTGACCTATGAGTCCACAGTTCGTTCCCACTTGTTCAAATCCAAAAGTAAAAGGCGCACCCACATGCTTCATGGTATACAAAGCGGTGTCGGTCCATACCAGAATATTATCTTTTGCTTTAAGCGCTCCCATAATTTTAGTTCCATCTTGAAGTCTTTGACTTCCTGCACTATTAATAGCCGTAGGAATAAACGTATTAATTGTTTCTTGATCCGAAAACCTTATAAACATTTCATCCTGACTTGATGCGTCTCCAATCGTATTTTCAGTTCCCAATAAAACTAAGTGTCGTGTTACGGGTGACATCATCATGGTTCTAGACGCTGTAGGGGCTGAGGTTGTTATATAATCGGTTGTGCCTGTTGATGCACGAGTCGTGAATCTTGCTGCAATACTTGAATCCCAAGTATAAGTTTTTCCATTGGCAATTGTAGCCAATAAAACATCTCCAAAATTATCAAGAGACCAGAGTCCTGGTTCAAGGGTCACTGTTGAAGCGGCTACGGCTGATCCCCAGCCTGCATACAAGGTAGCATTATCTACAGTGGTTGCATCTGCATGGATTGCTGAAGACGTTCCTTTTTGAGCCCGTGCAATACCTGTTAATTCATTCGTTGATTTACCTGAATAGGTAATTAATTCATCTTCGACTGCAATGGTGCCTGAAGTAGGAAAGCCTGATGCATCAGTTAATCTTATTTGAGTAGCCGAGCCATTGTTTCCTTGGGAGTCAGCTGCTAATGCTCCATCTAAATCATTGGTAGCAACACCCGAAACCGTTCCACCAAAATTTCCCACACCAAAACCATAGCCATAGGTTTGAGCGGCTGGACCTACAGGTGCGTAGGGTTCTAAATCTACACTTCCTCCTGTTGCGGAAGAGCCCGAGGCTGTAAAAGTAATAGTAAATGTAACAGCTGTAGGAGTGGTAATCACTTGAAATAATTTATCTTCAAAATCAGAATCAGATAAACCTGTGCCCCCAGGTAAAGTTACTGAATCAAATAAAATAATATCACCTGCAAGAAAACCATGAGCTGCACTTGTAGTAATAGTAATGGTAGTGCTCCCATTGAAAGTAAAAGTAGCACTGGAGATAGTTGTTCCTAAAGGAGTAATATCATAAAGCTGACCTTCATAATAAATAAGTAAAAATTTGTCGGTTCCAATAGCTACGTATCGGTTACCATCAAGATCAACAAAAGCATGTTGAGCTCTGGCTACCCCCACAATCGTATCAGTTAATAAAGAAGACCATCCTCCTACTTTTTCAGGAAGACCATATCTAAATCTAACATTATCAGAACTAACCCAACGTCTTTCGGCACCAACTTGAGTCTGTTGTTTATCTATTCCAGGAAGTAGTTTAAAATCTACAAGAGCCATATTTTTAGCTCCTATGTAGTATAATTAGTTTTATAAGACCAACCTCTAGTCGAATCTATATATACTAAAGTAAGAGCTTGCCCATTATTACTTAAAACTAGACTACTATTAGCCCCATTAATGTTTTCTGATCCATTAGGTGCCACAGTTACATTGTTAGAGGCCCATGTAGCTCTAGTATCAATAAGAGTTATTTCATCACCTACCACACCTGCAGGAAGATTAATAGTAATAGGGTCAGACGTTGTATTAGCAAAAATCTGAGCGCCTGCAACTGCTGTGTAAGGACTATTCGAATTGGTAATGGTTGCATAACCTTTAGTTAATAAACCTAAAGACGTATCTGTCCCATCGGAGTAAACCAATATGGTTGCTCCTGGAGGAATAGGAACTGGATTGGAAGAAGATGCAGTTAAAACACTTAAAGTACGATTAGAAGCTCCTCGAACTGTTGCATCCTGAACGACAAATACTCGCTCAGCTGAAGCAGGCATAATGAATTGTCGGTTAGCTGCTAAAGTTCCTGTTAACTTAAAAAATAAATTCTTTCCATTGGACGTTGCTCCTTGGCTCAGGGTTAATGTTACATCAGCTGCTGCGACGTCTACCCCTATATAGCCACTGGATGCCTGTTCTAAAATTTCTAAATTAGTATTAGTTACCGTTCCCCATAACCCAGCTTTTTCACCTGTGGTTACTTTCTCTATTTGTAAATTTGTTGTGTATGTTGATGCCATAATTCTCCTATAATGGGTCTATATTAGTCCAGGTTTGACTTGCATCTGGATTAATAGGATTCCACGTTATCACATTCACATCTGAAGCGCCAGTAGAAAGTGTAATCTCACTACCCGTTGGAATAACGGTCCCTGTAATTATAAACGTAATTCCATTTACGTTTTGACTGACCGTAACCACATTACCTGTAAGAGTAACACTCGCGTCTCCACTAATAGTAGGCGATCCTTGGGAAACGGTAACACCACTGCCTGTAACAATAATTACAGCGCCTGCGTGGCCCAAGCCCCCAAAAGTTAATTCTCCGATAGATGCAAATCCTAACATATAAATTCTCTAGTAAAAAGAGAGTGTCCAGGGTGATTGGTGGAGTCTGGACACTCCCCTTTTACTAGTATCATCTTTTAAACCATGAGGGAAGACCTAAATGAGGTCGTCTGTCAAACATATTCTCTTTAGCTCCTGGTGTCTTGCGATTATTATAATGTAAAAATGCTTGAATACATTCTTTACCTTTAAATTTATTTCTCCAATGCTCTAGTTCACATCCTCTATAAACCAGCATATCTCCTGGCTTTAAATCTACTTTGATCCCTTTCATTCCTTCTTTACCAGAAGGCTCTAGATAGATTGGCCAGAGATCTCCTCCAAGATTCATCGTCGTAGATATCTCACAGCTAAATCGATCCTTGTGTCTTTTAAGAACATCACCATTTTTATAAATTCTTGCATAGGTATAAGCAGGAGTCAGTTTTAATCCTGTAATCTTTTCCATAATGGGTTGACATTTCAGCATTAAAGTTTCCATAGCGATATCCGAATAGCTTGAATAGGTATGTGGGATCTGACCATCCGTTGGTTCATAATCACCTAATAAAATTTCATAAGGAGAAATAAATCTTGTTTGTCGACAGGTATCATATACCTGTTTTTTCA